TGGACAGGGCTAGGCTAGACAGGAGCAAGGATTCTGTCTCCCCCAGGCGAAACAAGCGCAAGACGAGTCTCCAGATCAAGCATGATTTCGTAAACAACCTGAACAACGCTGGCTTATTCGACAAGATCACCCAGATGGCTAAGGAGGCTGATCCTGACACCGAGGAGGGTAAGCAGGTATTGGCATTCTTTATGCGTACTGTGATAAAGGATGTGTTGCCCAAGGAGACCGCTGCGAAGGTCGAGACGGTGAACAAGGACGATACGGACAAGTTGAGTGACGCAGACTTGATTCACTTGCTTGAGGAGCGTAGGGCCGAGCGTCTGGAGTTGCAGTCAGAGATCGAGTCCAGCAAGGTTCACAGGATAAGGCATGGCGAGAATCTGCTTATATCTAGCACTGACGAAGAGGAACCGGAGGAGGATGAATGAGTTGGCACTATTCGCTGGCACTGGTGGAGGCATTATCGGAAGTGGGTTCCTTGGTCACAAGGTCGTCTGTGCGGTTGAGAGAGAGGCGTATTGCATCGAGATCCTCCTTCGGAGACAGGAAGAAGGCCACCTCCCTCCATTCCCAATCTGGGACGAAGTACGATCATTTGACGGAAAACCTTGGAATGGCATCATCGATGTTGTCTCTGCTGGGTTCCCCTGTCAGCCCTACGCCCAGTGTGGACTCCAAAAGGGAGTTGAGGACGAGCGGAATCTCTGGCCGGAGGTTGCCCGAATCATTAGCGAGATACGACCCCGATACATCCTCTTGGAGAATGTACCTCCCGTTGTTCAACACTTGGGAGGAGTATTGTCCCGAGACTTGGCCGAACTCGGCTATAATGCTGAATGGGGAGTTATATCAGCGAGAGACGCAGGTGCCCCGCACCTCCGCAAGCGTTGGTGGCTTGTGGCCCACGCCAACGGCGAGAGACTGGAAGGACGGGCTGTACTGTCCCAATGTGCCAGTAAATAAACTTCTTGGCAGGGCAGTATGGGAAGGTCCAGAGAATAGAGGCAGGCTGAACCCGGATTGGGTCGAGTGGCTCATGGGAATGCCCATAGGCTGGACTTCGCTAGATCCGTTGCCTGCTAGCAGCATTATGTCATGGGATAAGGAACCAGGGCAGATCCCCAGGCTGACCTTGACCAGAAGGCACAGAGCGAGCAGATTGAAGGCACTTGGTAACGGGCAAGTCCCACACCAGGTATCTTTAGCCTGGAAGGCGTTGCTAAATGAGTGAACTTAGCGAAGAGGAGCGTACTGCCCTCATAGAACAACTGAAACTTGAAGAGGAACTGAACAAGCGGCTCTCCTCTGACATCCTTTCTCGCCTCACGCCCAACGCTCGCCAGTGGGACTATATCTGTGCTGAATCCCACGAGACCTTGTTTTCAGGGCTAAATCAGGCTGGTAAGTCCACTGCTCTGTGCATGAAGGCCGCATACCACCTTACCGGGCTATACCCGGACGGATACGAAGGTCCACGCTTTGACGAGCCGATCAACGCTGCGATTGGTGGCGAGACTGCCCAATCCACCCGAGACCTCCTGTGCGAGCGTCTACTGGGTCCGGTATCGGATCGTGGCACTGGGTACATTCCGCTCCATGCAGTGGAGCAAGAGCGTATTGTGCGGATCTCTGGAGGGGTGGCAAATCAGATCGACTACTTTGAAGTACGCCACCATGACGAGTTCGGTGAGTTTGACGGCTACTCAAAGTGCTATGTGTTCTCCTATTCGAGTGGGTGGCAACGCCTACAGGGCTATACCTTGCACTGGATTGGCTGTGACGAGGAGCCGCCATTTGAGGTGTATGACGAGTTCTCTGCCCGACTGAACTCTACTAACGGGTATATGGATATAGCCATGACCCCTCTTCGTGGCGAGACGGAACTCTACTTGCTGTTTGACAACTCAGACAATGATGAAGTTCGCTTCCTTCTGAATTACGATATCGAGGATGCGGATCATATGTCTGACGACGACCGCAACCGTCTGAAGACCAAGTATGCGAATCACCCGCTAGCAGACGCTAGGCTGCACGGTCGCCCGGTCAGGGGTGCGGGGCTGATCTACACCGTTCCTGACGAGTTCCTGTATGTGAATGATTTTGAGATCCCTCGCCACTGGGAGAAGATTATCGGGCTGGACTTCCCCCACGGGGTAGGCACCTTTGCTGCTGTTAGGCTAGCATACGACTCGGATTCGGACATTGTGTACCTGACAGGTGAATACAAGGATTCCGAACAGGAATTCCCCATGTACTGCCACAGGCTGCTCAATATGGGCGGATCTACCATTCCTTGCGCTTGGCCCCATGACGGTGGCCGAGGATTCACTGATGGGTCTACCATCGCTGGCAAGTACAAGGACTATGGCGTAAATATGCTAAGAGAGTTCTCCCACATGGTTAGCCCGGACGGGAAGAAGTCCTTTGCGATAATGACCGTGGTTGAAGAGATTTGCGAGAGAATGGCTACAGACAGGTTCAAGGTCTTTGTGACTTGCCAGAAGTTCATGGCCGAGAAGAGACGGTACAAGCACGATCATGGTAAGGTAGCCAAGCGGCAAGAAGATCACCTGATCGACGCTTTGCATAAGGGAATAATGATGCTTCGATATGCAGAGTCAGGGAACAAGACAGGACTGTCCAACTTCAAGTTGCCTGAGTATGACTTCTTTGCTGGGCATTAGGCGGGATAAGAATAATGAATAAAAAAGTACAGGAACTCATAAGCAGGTTTGAGTCCCTGAAGACAAAGCGGAAGAACTTTGAATCATCGTGGCAGGACATTAGCGATCTGATGATGCCATATCGGGGAGACATAACGACTCTCAAGTCGCCAGGAAGCCGAAGGATCAACGGGGTCTTTGACACAACAGCCATGCAAGCGGCAGATATGTTCGTGAACTTTCTAAAAGGTGCAATCATTCCTAGCGGGACTGATTGGGTGAGGCTAAGGGCCAAGCCACCGTTCGACGGTCAAATAGAGATCAGAATGATCTTGGACCGTGTAGCGCAAAAGATTCTATCTGCGCTAGCGGATTCTAACTTCTACACGGAAGCAGCCACATTCATTAGAGACTTCGCTGTTCTTGGAAATGGAACTCTCCATGTCAAAGAGGACGAGCCGCTGCTGAACAGCGAGGGGTCCACATTTGGAGGCTTGGTGTTCCAGGCTATTCCGGTTGGGCGTATGTGGTGGAGCATTGGGCACAAGGGGAAGCCTTTCTTTGTTGCTAGGGAAATAGAGATGCCTGCGATTGATGCGTTCAGGTTCTTTGGCGGATACGCAGGCGAAGAAGTAGATCAATCCTTGAGTATAGATAATCCGATGGAGCCTGTTAGTTTTCTGCATTTCGTGTACGAGAACGAAAACAAGGTTCCGAAGACTAAGGTTAGAACAGCAGAGGATAAGCCGTGGATCTCCACATACATCGCTGACATTGACACGAACCCTAGAGTTCTGAAAGAGGGAGGGTTCGAGTCGTGCCCATACATAGTTGCACGATGGATGGTCGTTGACGGAGAAGACTACGGGAGAGGCAGGGGGCACCTTGCTAGGGCAGACGCACTAGGGATCAACGAACTGCGTAGGCAGATCCTAATTGCCGCTGGCAAGGATCTAAATCCGCCACTCATGGTTGAACACGACACTATGGTAGAACTGGACATTACGCCTAACGGGCTAATGGTAACAAGGCCGCCAATCAAGATGGGGCCGCAATACTTGAAGTCTGAAACCAGATACGATGTTGCTGATGCAATTGCCAGACTTGACAGAGAGCAGATACAAAAGGCATTCCTTGGTGACTTGCTGGACGAACCAGAAACTCAACCTAGAAGCGCAGAAGAGAGCCGCCAGCGGCAGTCAAGAGCGTTGCAGAGGCTTAGTGCCAGTGCGGATATCGTAAACTACGAGTTTCTTGACCCAATGATTACTAGCATTATCGATGTCATGCAGAGGTCGGGACACTTGCCAGAACTGGATATGCTGGCAGAGAAAATGCCTAACGCCGAAGTAGAGATTTCATATCAGTCACCTTTCTTCACTGCTCAGAAGGCTAGCGGCAGTATGCGTATCCAGGCGTTTCTTGAGCGTAGACTTGCTCTGTATCAAGCAACGCAGAACCCTGTCTACCTTGACGATATCTCTCCAGACCAGTTAGCCAAGTATGACGCTATGGTTAGCGACATTCCTGCTGTGATTCTTAGAACGGAAGAAGAGATAGAGGCGATGAGAATGGCTAGGGCTGAGAGGGAGTTGCAGCAGCAGGCCATGATGCAGCAGCAACAGCAGCAACAGCAGCAGCAACCTTCCGCTCAACCGCAACAAGGACAGGTAGGCATTCAGTGATTCCGAAGGAGCAGGTAATCTTCATTACCCATGTTTCAAACTTCCTGAAGACCGAATCGGGAGAGCAGTTTCTAAAGTACCTTAGAAAAGTTTGTCATATTGAAGACACTCTAGAGCCAGAAGAGGTCTATAACAGAGAGATGGAAGCATCTGGGCTTCCTCATAGAACCCAGATAGACCCGCTAGCACTTGCTAAGAGACAAGGGATGAAAGCGGCGTACTACAAGATTGTGGCGTTGCTGAAGCAAGGGGAAAGGGAACAGGAGGCAAAATGAGCGAACTCAATGAGCATTTACCAATCGGCTTGGACAACAGGGACGCCCTGCTAGAAAAGTTCGAGTCGGTAGAGGATCTAGCGAAGTCCTACCAGGAACTTAGCCAGAAACTAGGTTCCGGGGCTAGAGTCCCAACGGAGAACTCTCCGAAAGAAGATTGGGATGAGTTTCATTCCAAGATGGGAGTACCTAGCGAACGGGACGGATATGCCCAACCAGAGGGGTATGACGAAGATCAATTGTTGGGCGAGATCAGGGATGTTGCCCATAAGAACAAGGTGACTCTGAAGCAGTGGGAAGTCCTAGCCCAAGCACTCGTTGAAAACAGAGAGAACGGGGCTATGGCTAGAGCGACTCAGAAGTCCGAAGCCATCGAGGGATGGAAGAGGACCGCTGCCCGTATCTACGGTGAAGACCTAGATAAGAAGAGTGCATTGGCAGAAAGGGCTTTGAATCACTTTGTAAATCAAAATGAAGATTTGAAGGCAGTAATGGAAGAAACCGGAATGGGCCACCATCCCGCAGTTATGGACTTCATGGTTCAGTTAGGAGAACAAATGGCAGACGACACAACACCAGATTCCGAAACGGGCATGGCCTCAATGGGCGACAGTGCAGCGAAACTTGCAGAGCGTGGACGCAAGTTGGCTCTAATGAGGTCTCTCAGGGATTCAAGAGATCCCGAGCATGAGGAAGTCCTGAAAGAGTTTATGGAGATCCAGCGTAAACTTGACGAGGCTGGATATGATGGGGTTACAGACCCAAGGCTTCAGAGCCAGTGGAGCGTCTGATATGACTAAAAAGCGGGACTACAAAAAAGAGTACGCAGAGTTTCATTCGACTAGGAAAGCCAAGAATGCTAGGAATAACGCAAACAAGGCTCGAAGGAAGAAGAAACTCCGTCCGGGTGATCCCCGTGAGGTAGACCACAAAAAGCCACAAGGCAAGGGCGGCACGAACGCTAAATCCAACCTACGCATAGTTTCCAAACCAACTAATAGACGCAAGGGTGCTAACTATGCTAGAAGAAAAAAGTCTTGACACAGAACTGCTAGTAGGCCTTATTTACTCTTGTTCGACAACCCAGAACGCTCCGGGCCGGACTGACGCTAGGAAAGACTAGCGACTAATGGGTGCCGTAAGCACCAAGAGAGGCCCGGAGCCGGACAACCTCTCGATAAGAACTAAAACTTACCGAGAGGGCTAATCCAATGGCGATTACCGTTCCACAGCCGCCTAACTTTGCGGTTGATAGTGGTCCGTATCATACCGATCCGGGCGAATCCTACCTAAAACTATTCAAGCGGGCCTATACAGACCTCATCAGGCTTGAACTTCAGCAATCCGAAAGCATCTTGCAGGACACCTGCATCAACGAAGCCATGCGTGGCGAAGTGCTTTCCTTTGACCGATACATGAAACACGCCGATACCGATCTTGAGAGTCGCAAGCGTGGTCAGGCATACGGAGATCATGTTGATGCCGACAATGCTGTTCAACAAAAAGTTCAGTACAAAGTAACGGATACCGAACGCAGACTTGTCAATCCGACATTCGTTGATTACGCAGAACTGTTCGACCCGAGAGATCAGTACGCTCTAATGCGGGCTGTTCGTCCTGACGGTCAGTTTCTCAAAAATGTGTCTGCGATGTTCAATCGCAAAAAGGACACAGTAATCCTCAATGCGATCAAAGCAGCCGTCACGGTTGACAGATCAAAATTCTCTGACACAGCCACTACCAGTAAAAACTTTGCTTGCACCAATGCTACTGGCGTATTCATTCCAGAGACTACCGGGCAACTCGGAACTGCCAAAGGAACTCTCGGGGTGAGTCCAGAAGGTGAATACCTTTACGACAATGTTCCTGCTTCAAAGGTGACGACTGATTTTGCTCAAGACGGTGCGTCAAATACCCTTGGCGGAAGTTTCTTCACTACGGCAGACGCAATCACTACCTTTGGATACGCTATGGCAACTGCCGTTGATAACCAAGGACCGACCAAACTAGGCGTAAACACCTTGATCCAGGCTAGGAAGACTCTTCATGCGAAGAACGCTATCCAGCCCGGAGATCGTGTGTTCTGCGTTCTCCACCCAAACCAGTTCTACCAAATGATGGAAGATGCAGACGACAATCGTTTGACCAGCATCGACTTCAATGACGGTAAGCCGCTGGTGAACGGTGCCCCCATGAACTACATGGGATTCGACTTCAGGGTTACGACTCAGGTTCCTGTGATTCCTAATGGAGTGGGAACTACTGACGGAAATCTCGGCGGGGTTGCTATTACTGCGGCTGATCCGGGTATCCTCACAATGGATGCGGCATTAGGAACAGGTCACGAAGTTTACTTCTACACCGACTCGGCACTTGTTTACGGTCAGGCCGAAGAAGTGACTGTGCGAATGGACGAGATTCCTGAGCGTGGTTACGCACTTCAACTTTACCACTCGCTGGGACTTGGCGGGCTTCGTCTTGACGGGGATAAGATCCTCATCAAGCGTTGCATTGACTAGAACTAAGGAATTGTAGAATCCGGGGGCAGCAGTATGTCAGGCAAAACATTCACTGTGTCTGATTACGCATTGAATAGATTGCGGAATATCGCTGCCCCCGGAGTTGCTACTACCTATGTGAACTGCTTGCGTGTGGCACCAACCCTGAACTCGCCCGATCAATGGGTGGAGTGGGGTGTTGAAGATACGGAAGATACGGGAACTGCCGTTAGCCGGATACAGGTGTTTGAATCAGATCAGGGGGACGGAACTCCATACTGGTCTGCTCCGCAACAGAGTGCTGTATATCCCAGTAAGCGTGAAATCTACAACAACAATGGTATCAGGTTTGGATCGGTTAGCCTTCCAGCCGCAACTACCATTGTCGCTATGGGAGTTTTTAGTTCGGCTACTTCTACCTACGAGTACAACGCTGGAACTAGCAAGGCAGAAGTGGCCGCATCGGATCTTCCAGATTTGCTTTACTGGGAACCTGTCGTGCCAAATATCTCCGTGAATGACGGCGAGACCTTGGTGTTTTTAGCAACCAAATTCAAAGTTACGGAGCAATAAAATGAGTAACAGTTCTTCTGCCGGGGATAGCCTTGGCCTTTCGATTGGACGGAATCCAACAATGGGGTCGTCGATTTCTGTTTCTGGCTGGTTCGACATCAAGCACTGGTGTGCTGAAACTGGTGTGATTACAGATCACAGTGGTCCAAATTGCATTACCCAAGATGGTTTTGACCGAATGTTAGAAGGTATCTGCAACGAAGGAACAGCAGTGGCACAAGGCCCACACCTCCTACTTAGTGCAACTACAACAGCAGTAGTCGCAGGTACGGTAGGAACACTTAGGGCTGCCAATAACGGGTTTGGAACACCGACTACTGGTGTGGCAGTCGGTTCAGGTGCCACTGAAATGTGGACCCTACTCAGCACTAATTCGGTGTTTGATGGTGTAAGTTTGACTGGATCGACAACAAGAACTCAGCCAAGTAATCAACTTGTACTTGTGTGCGATACTGCTTCTACTGATATTGGAACTATTCAAGTGGTAGATAGAAATAGCGGGACTCCAGCAAGTTCTGTTGTGCTGGCACAGAGATCATCGGACAGTTCAGGAGCGGCTATCGAGATGGATTTGATCCAAATGAACGCTACCGATACGCTTACGATTACTTACAGTATTTCTGTCACCAGTTCATAAATCTCGGCCTTTCTGGGGGTGGGCGGTTTAGTGCGGGCTACCGTCCACCCTACTTTTAGGGAGGCCCGATGGCGACAAAAGAATTCGTTATCAGCA